ACTTCTTCAAACTCACCTTTGTGTTTAAATACAGTTTTATACAATCTTAATGAATGTGACATCATTGTTGATGCTACAATTTGTGGTTCATTGTAACGCAAAACTAATTCAACCATTTTGTCAAACAGTTCATTATATATAAATTCTAATTCTAATTCTTTTTTATCTCTTTTCATTTTATATTCCTTACGTCGTTATCTTGATATATTCCATTTAACTTTTTATTTTCTATTTCATATAAAGGAGCTTTTGTTTTAAAAGAAGTTCCGTCTGATCGGTGTCTTAATTTTCCTTTTTCAGTAAAAACACATTTTTTAAAAAAATCATCTTTAGTTATCCAACCACATATTTGAATAGTTCTTTCTTGTTTTACAATACTATTAAATACATAAATATCATTCGGAAAACTTTTTTGATAGCCAACAAAGTTATGAACATAATCTTCTTTCATATAAACTTTTCTTCCCATTGTTTTAATATCTATTTTTTTGCCATTGATTACAATATCCACCGTCCCCGCTTCATTGTACGTGGGTAACTTATCATAAACAATTTTATAAATTATTGCTTCACCCAGTATGCCTGTATATTGTTGTTCTTTGTTTCCATTAGCCCCAATACTTCTATGACCAAAATTTTTTTTATTAACCATATCCCAAGCAAAGGAACAAATGTCATCCGGTAGTTTAATATTTAACATGGTGAATTATCTTTTCTTTTCATATAAAACTCTACTTCTTTTTCCATCAAAGTAATAACCAGAGATAACTCGTTTTAATTTTTTATTTTTCTTTTTTAATTTATCTATTACTTCTTCTAAATCATTAGGTCCTCTTTTATTCATGTACCCTCCTTATATTATTTAGAATTTGTTTCATTATAATTTCACCCTGACTTTTACATTCTTTGCATTGGTGAACATCACCATAGTGATCTTTAATATATCCATTGCCTTTGCAACTAGGACAAACCTTTCTAATATTATTAATATTATTTATGTTTTCCATTTTTTTTATAGCCTAGTTTTTTTGCTTCTTTAAGAACACAATTTTCTATTGCTTTACTTATAGATATTTTACTGTTTAACAATTTATCTTGTAGATAAACCGCTGCGCTATAAGTTGTAGTGTTTATTGACACTGATTTATATTTTGCTGGGTCTGCCATTTTTCTCTCCTTTTTGTTTATTTTATTATGCTTTCTGCATTTGTTATATGGGAAACTATAACATTAAAACAATGGTTGCAAGATATTTCTTTTTAAGGTATTGTGGACATCTCTTCTCACACCTACGTTTGCACCTACTATTCAATTAGTAGGTGTAGACACCTTATATTCTACCTTGTCCTTTGTATTCTTTTCTATCGTTGCGTTTATTAGGTCTTTTTGAATGTCTTCCAGGTCTTTTTTTATTAGTTTGTTTTATAAACAAACCATTTCCTACACTTACTTTTCTAGCCATTATCTGTTTCTGTCATTAAACCAATACGTATATTATTAGTAATTGGAATATATTTGATAACACCATTAACATATTGTTCTGATTCTTCTCCACATAAAGCACATCTATAAAAATTTTTATATAAAAACAATAATGGAGACAAAGCATGACAATAAGGACAAATGCCATGTTCTATTTTGGCATCTTGAGAAACTATTTTTAAAGCTTTTTTAAGCTTTGTTTGTTTTTTCATTTAAAAAAGCAAGAAATATAAAAATAAAAAGATAATAAAATGAATTATATAGGTAATAGCTTTAGAAGCATTTATATCCCATTTACCAGCTACATGAATAGTAACTGCATCATGTTTAAAACAAAGTAATGTTAAAAAATTAGCAAAAGCCTGTATAGAAATAGTATATATTTCAAATGCTCTATGTATATAAGAATATAATCCTACAAAGAAAAACCAAGTAAATTTAATTTTTGTTTTAATGTTTTCTAAATTCATTTTGATATATTAACAGTTCGCAAAGCTATTGGCTACTATTTAATAGCTCCCCAATTATCACCAAATTCGTAATCTACTTTGTTAGGTATTTCAAGCTTAATAGCATTTTCCATTGTTTCTACTATCTTTTTAGCATGCTCATCTGATTCTACAGATATATCTACTTCATCATGTATTTGAATATGAGGTATAATTCCATTTTCATATAATCTTATCAATGATTGTTTAGTCATATCGGCAGCAGATCCTTGAATTAATCTATTTAAAGCTTTGTATGTAAATGCTCTTTTAATACCAGGTCCATATTCTTTTATTGCATCTACATGTTTTTTTGGTGTACCTGTACCAAACGTAGTTGGTTCCCAAAGATCAAAGTGACAAATTCTTCCACCAATAGTTCTAATCCTTCCTGATTCATCCGCTCTTCTTGACACTGCTTGCATTAATTGTTTAATAAATGGAGCTTTAGCATGATACTGATTAATTAATTTTTCTGCTGATTCTTTCATTAATCCAAGTTCAGCCATTAATTTATTTTTACCCATACCATACATTAAACCAAGATTAATAGTTTTAGCTTGAGATCTTTCTATGCCTGCCATTTTAGCAACAGCACTATGGAAATCTGCTTCACCACTAATATATGCATTAGCAATTTCATCTATACCATCTAGCTTTTGTAATTTAGCGTAGTGAACTAATATTCTTGGTTCTTGTTGTGAATAGTCAAATACTCCCCATTTACAATTTTCTTCTGGTATAAATATAGATCTAATCATTGGACCTAATTCTTTATGTCTAGCAGGTATCTGTTGTAAATTTGGATTAGACATTGAAAATCTTCCTGTCACCGTTCCACCATCATCAGATCTAATTTGATTTATATCTGCGTGTATTCTTCCTTTAACAGAATGTTTAGTTATCGTATCAATAAAAGTTGTATGAGCTTTATTAATCTCTCTAGCGTTTGCAATGTCTTGTGCAATTTCGTGAGGATGGTTTGATAAAAAGTTTTTTGTAAAGCTTGGAGCATTAGTTTTTTCAGTTCTATCGTATGGTAATTTTAAAACATCAAACACTTTTGCAATAGAAGCTGCAGCCCATAATTCTACAGAAACACCAGTTAAGTCTTTGATTTTATTAACTATTTTATTTTCTTCATTAATCAAATGTTTTTTAATTTTTTCTGCTTTTTCAACATCTACTCTTACACCTTTAAATCTCATATCAACAAGACAAGGAAATAATTTTGTTTCCATATTAAATATAGTCCAAAGATCTTGGTCATCTAATTCAACTTTCATTCTGTGCCAAAGCTTTAAAGTAGATTCAGCATCTCTTTCAGCGTATTGACCAACAAACATAGATGGAAGTTTCCACATATCTTTTTTAGGATCTATTCCATATTCTTTTGCTGCTGCTTGTAATACTGTTTCGTTTTTACCTATTCCCGCATATTCTTTTGCAAGTGTATCTAATCTATAACTTAATCTATTTTCATTTACTAAAGATGCCGCAATCATTGTATCTACAATTTTTTCTGGCATTTTAAGACCTGCTGATCTTAACCAACAAACATCATACATTGCATTATGAAATACAAATCTAGCGTCTTGTTTAAATAAATCTTGTAACCAATTTAAAACTAATTTCTTATCCATATTACCACCACCTTGATGATCTATTGGATAATAACCTGACCAACCTTCTACTGCTACTGCAACACCTACAATTTTACCACGACCAGTAACGTTCCCCGATCCTAGTTCAAGTAACTCTGGATCACAGGTTTCTAAATCTATTGCAATTTCTTTATGACCACGTAAATCTTTTAATTCTTCTGGCACCACCCATTCTGTTTGTGGAATAAACAATGGTTGTTGTATAGTTCTACTCATTATAATCTCTCTCAATAATCATTTCTAAATAATGAATTGCTTTTAATATATCTTCTTTTTTACCTTTTAATTTATGTCTACATATATATTTAATCGCATTACCTTCAGCAAAAGGTAAATCATTTTCATTTATAAATTTAGAGGGTTGTATTTTCATTTTTTTATAATGAGCACCGCCTACTTGTTTAAAAAAAGTTTTGTTTGTCATGTTTTTATTTAATTAAGTTAATGTGGTAGATGTTGGTTTAACGGGAAATGTTATGTGAACCATGAGATTAGAAAGACCCGAACCAACTTCGCCGTTGCAAGAAGCTACCACACTCCTGTATATGAACCTTCCTATCTCATTTCGTAACATCATATCGTATACGCTCTGTTAAAATTTCTTGGGTCTACGATGTGTAATTCTTGTTTAGCTCTTGTAAATGCTGTGTAGAATAATCTATGTAAATCATCGGCATCTTCGTCGCCTTGTTTAATAGCAGCCATTGTAAGATCTAATAAAACTAAAACTTTTTCACGTTCACC